TAACTGAACAATGTCATCGTCACCAAAACCCATGCTCTTGAGAATTTGCGGTCGATTAATTAAATCCAAGTCTTTGACGTAGTTCAGTACCGAAGCAAATATTTCTTGGACACCACCACCGGCTTGACGCGCTTGCATGACTTGCGCGCGAAGACCCGGCATATTCAGTATTTTCTGATACAGACCGGCAAATTTATCCGCTGCAACAGTCTGATTTTCAAATCCCTCACTGGCTATCGCAAAATAATCTGTCAGTTGTGACGAAGCATCTTTGGTATTGATCTGATTAGCTTTCAACGCACGCAGCATCTCCGGCATCCGGTGCTCAAACTCGCCACCAACCCCGCGCAACACTTGGGTCGTGTGATCGAGCTCGCGCGTGACGTCGGCCACCGGCTCTTTCAAAAGCCGTATCTGCGTGCCCATGGTGGCCGTCACATCTTCGATTTTAGCGCCGAGCAGATCAGCCGCTTTGCCCCCCAGTTCAAATAATTCCCGTACATCCGGCCCCAGGTTGCCGACTTGCACACCGAAAGCCTGGATAGGACCGGTCAACGTTTCTTTGGCGCGACCGGTTTCACTCTCCAGCCGTGCCAACATTTCGGCGGTTTCTTTGATCTCGGTCGTGGTCGCCTTCGCCGTGTCTTGAACATTGCGCATCGCCCGATCGAACGTGGCAAAGGATTCGACACCACGGCGGGCAAACTCCTCGATCGCCGCCGCCGAAAACGCTTCGACAATACGATGCTTGACTTCCTCGACTTGACGAGAAAGGTAGCCCATTTCCTCCCGGGTCTGCTTCGTATGGCGCTGCGAATCTTCGTGTAGACGCTTCAGGTCCTCCGTCAGCCGTTTCCAGTATTCACTGTGCTGCGTAAGCGCGAGGCGTTGGCGCGAATAAAATTCAACAATACCACGCTGCGCATCGAGCAACGCGTCCTTGGTCTCGTTGTAACCACGTACGTGAAGGTCGGTATCGTCAGCCATCAGACTGCTTTCATCACATTCGGCGCGTCGATATTAAAACCGGATCCAGTGTCGGCCGACCGGCCCGGTTGCGGCGGCAAATTGACTTGCGGCGGCGTTGGAAATTTACGCACCGGTCCATCGACATGTGGGAACCGCGGATCATCTTGATCGGGAGCACGTTCCTCAGGGATCAGCGCCAATCGCTCGTCCGACGTCGTCAACGGCCGCTTGCTAAAGTCTTCACGCAATTCTGCCGGCAGCGTATAAGTAAACGCAAACATGACCCGATATACGTCCGGATACACCAGCAGCCGCAACAGCCGTTCCGGCAAGCGTACCGCTTCAGCAATCAACGCGAGCCGCGCTTCGATCTCGCCCGATTCCCAACGGATCGCCTGTTCATAATTGAGGGGATGAATAACCAACTCGGTCACATCCCCGCCGATGCGTTTAAGCGGATGCACCAGCTCAACGACAAAAGAACCGTCGCGATGCATCGTCATGACGTCAGCCATTTATTAAGTCCCCGGCTGGAACCCACCGGAACCACTGAGAACCGGTTGCGCATTGGTTGCTCCAGTGACCAGGAAGTTGTTGATAATCAAATTGCGGTCAACGCCGTTAACGACCAAAGTATTGGTCGGGAAATCCCAAATATAAATCGGCGAACCGGCAATCTGCAGCTCGTAGTGAATGATTTTTCGAATCGAGTAGTTAGTATGCATGACGTCGCCGCGCCGGAAGTTCTGCGGATCCGCACGCCCCAGCTGACCTTGCACCACCGCCGCCGCCTGTGCCGCTTCACCCGTTACCTGATCGCGAATGACGCCATAGGCAGTAAACCAGTTTTGCTGTTGCACCCAAGACGACACCAGTCCCATCACTTGCGGTGTCATGCCGAGCATAACAAACGGACACTCGAGCCGGGCAATCACCGTATTGATTTCCACCGATACGCTGGCACCGGTCGCGCGATGATCGGCATATTGCTGATCGATCGCCGGCAACTTCATTTCCGTCAAGATCAGATGGTTACTGGCGCCACTATCGTCGGGCTGTGATCCGCAAAACAAGTTCGCATCTTCCATCGTCCAAAAAGGATTAGCCATAATACGCTCCTCTTAATCAGACTCCGCCGACCAAAAACGTGTTGGTCATGAAGTCCCAGTTATAAATTTCATCTGTTTCTTCCACGCCGGTATCTTGATTGAACCCGGCCACAACTAATCGGTAATACGTCAATCCACGGATCGCGTAAGCCGAATGCAACACTTCCTCTCTGCGAAAGTTGGCAGCCTCGATCCGACCGAGCCGACCGAACATAATGGCGACGGCTTGCTTCGGAACTAACGTCACCATGTCGCGAATAACCCCGTAGGCCGTAAAGTAAGTTGATGTGCCCACTGTTGGCCGCAGCAGCTTCATCACTTGCCGGGTCATGCCGACAAGCGTGAAGCTGGCTTGCAGCCGCATCATTTGCACATCGATCTCAATCGCTACGTTGGCGCCACCCGGACGCCAATCGACGTAGCGTTCTTCCCAAGTCGGAAGCTTGAGCTCGGTAAGGATCAGATGATTACTGTTACCTCCGTCTGCGGTGGCGCCGCAGAACAGATTGACATCTGTCATCACCTCAAACGGATTCGGCATCAATCAAGCCGACGTGTTGAGTTGTTGCGCCAGCTCCGCCACCATCATGTCGATGGCGGGCTTGTAGCGTGCCGACATCGTGGTGATAACCTTCAGCACAGGCGGCTCTTCTGCCTCGAACTGAACGACCAGATGGCCGAGGCGGATCTGATCAGCCGAATTCTGCGAGCCAAGGAAATCGACTTTGAAATCGATAATTTGCTGACGCGCTTTCAAGGTGCTGAGAAAATCCTTGATCGTCGTATAAACGTTGGTGATTGTTTGACGATCGATATTGGAGCGCCCCAGGTAAGTGCGCAGCGCCGGCATCAAACTGAGATGGATGAAGTCTCTGCCTCGTTTGACATTATACATTTGCCATAACGGGTCAGAACCTGCGTTATCAGTACCGATGAACACAAAACCACCGGAACTGATCGCCGTTTCGACCCCGACCGCGCCCCGTACCACGATACCGAGGTTCGCCCCGATCAGCTGTTGCCCTTCGGTGGCGCCGTCGGTGAGTGAGAACATGATGGTACGCGCCGGTCCGACAATTCCCTGGATCGGCTCATTAGCGGCACTGTGGAACGGATAGCCGGTGGCAAAGTCGCGAGCGATCAGCAGGCCGGCCACACGCGGAGCCAACGGCCGCACCACGATGGCACTCGAGATCGGATCCTGGATCTTCACGCCACCGCTGAGCGGAATAATACGCTCGCTGTCCATAGTCGAACGCCAGCTGACGTCACCGATTTGACTGGTGCCGGCGCTCTCGACGATGGCATGCCCAATCAGTGTATCGAGAACGGGCGTCAATGACGCACAAACCGGATTGGCGCCGAGCGCGATAGCCGCGATAATGGTGGCGGTCGTCAGTGAACCGGCGTTGCTGCCACCCGTCAGTGTCGGCCCGCTCAACGTCAGCCCGGTCACCGTCGTTCCCAACGTAAAACCGTTAGCGGCTGAATTCTGCGCCTTGGTTATCAGGGTAATGGTGCCCTGATTGAGCGTGTATGTGCACAACGCAATTTGCGGATCGGTGCTGTTCGTCAAGAACGTCAACAATGCTTGCAAAGTATCGAAAAGATCTGGCGCCAACGTCACTTGATTGAGCGGCGGCGTAACGTTGGTTGCGAGCGCAAAAGTGTTGCCGGTCGTGCCAACCGTCTTGTAGGTGATATTGATAATGTAGCTGCCGGACTTCAGATACGTACACTTGCTGATATTGACGTCCGCAGATCCGTTCAACATGGTCTGCAAGTTCGTCAATGTCGCATCCAGCGTGACCCCGATGTTACACTGGTTGCCAGTTGCCCCTGAAGGCACAAACGTAACAGTGGTACCGCCGAGCGAAATCGTATTGTTGTTGACCGGATTGGTGAAGAACTCGATCGAGCCAGCCGCGCTGGTTGTCGCCGTACCGCCCGTCAATGTCGGAGCGTTAGCGCGTGCGCCCGGCTGCTGGCTTGAAACAAACTGAACCACGGTGCCATTCAATGTGATAGTCGCACCAACTCCCGGGTTCTGCGAAAAGATCAACTGCCCACCGGCCGGCGCCGCTTGCGGCACACCACCGTCAGGCGGCGGCATCGAAATTGTCGGCGCCACCGTCATCCAAGCGCCCCAAGTGTCGATGAACACTTGTGGATCGTCGATCCTTCCATTGGCGTCAGCCACCGCATGCGCGATCGGCAGGATCAGATTGGCGCCATTAGTCTCGCCAATACCTTGCATAAAGGTCAGCTGATAAATTTGTCCCGGCGTATAGCCCACGCCGGTCGTCGTCACGTTGAGCGTATCGAGCGAATTCGCCATTTGCCCGGTGTAACCGGGTGTGAGAATGATACGCGGCGTGCAATACAAAGCCATCGGCGCTTTGAGCAAAGCAAAAATGCCGGTGCCGGCCGCCGATTGCCCCATGATATTGGCAATCGTCTGTTGCAATTTGAGATTGGCATCGGCTGCCGTACCGTACGGCGTCACGACGATGACCAACTGCGCAGCAACTTGAAAATCGGCTAACTGGTCGTTGATCCCGTTGATCGCATCAACGATATAACCGTCATTGCCCAATTTGGCGATGGTGACTGTGTCATTGCTGTAGACGAGGGTCGGCGTATTGATCGGAAAGGTGTTCGGATCTGCGGTACTGCAAGGAGCCACAACTCCAATCACGTCCATATTCGCGCCGAGGACAGGAATCGGCTGATCGTCCAATTGAATAAATTGGAGGCCAAAATTCGGATTCGTCATGATCGCGCTCCTTCTAAAATAAATGAGAAAAAACAGCCGAGCGGCATTCGGCCACTCGGCCAAGGTGAGCCCAAGCCTTCCAGAAGGGAGGAAAAACTAAAGGCGCAGGCTATTAGAATTGCAAAGACGGAGTGGTCAGCTCGAGTTCAGATTGATCGTGGTTTTGCTGACTGCCGCCGAATAATTTCACGATCAAAACCGGGATACGATTCGTGACCGTCGGCGGATCCGTATAAAGCGTCAGAACACGCACAAAATAATCCGTGTTCGTATCCGGCTGAATGTCGCTCACCAATACAGTCTGAATCCCGTCAAGTTCTAATGTTTGATTGACAATGGTTACAGGCATGACTTAAACGCCCCTGTTCATATCTAACCGCCGCCGGTGCCGGAAGACGTGCTAATAAAAGGTCCAATGCCATCACCGGCACCCCACGCCGTAAATCCAGGTGGCGGGCCATATAAAAATCGCGTGAAACCCGGATTGAAAGTTATTTGAGTAATATTCGGATTTTCAAGTACAAACACGCAAGGCCACAGTGCACCAGAAGCACCGATTGATCTAAATGCAAAATCATTATTAGATCCTTGCGGGCCACCGGCGAAACACCAAGTTCCATTTAGACCGAACCAGACTTTAATGATCGCTGGGGCGCCAGTGAAATCAACGGCCACCATCACAACAACGCCATTAGCCCCACTAAACTGCGAACCGGGACCGTACGAATTGTTGGTAATTTCAGCTAAAACATTACCCGAATATTGCCCAAAGCCGAAACTATACACGTCAACGCCAGGATAAACACTTTGCAAAGTCAATGGGGTCGACGTCGGACGGTTAAAATAAGTCGACACTAATCCAACAAAGCTACCTAATCCAAACTGTGAATTGCCAATAACATCGAACGAAGCTTCAAAGTACAGTTTGCCGCTCGCCGCTCCCCGGGTACCAATAACCGAACCATAAGCATTTGGATTCGAGGATGTAGCCGTCAAATTGTTATTGCTCAACGCAACGCCGGTTGCACAAAAATTCGGATCAAGCCAGGACTGCAGCGCCGACGCACCAACAAAGCCGTGCGTGCTCGGAACCATCAGCATCAGACGCAATCCCCGCCCAGCGCATACACCGCGCTGACGCCATTGCTATTGCTCATCACCATCAAACTAGCCATCGCGTATTGCCCCGCCGTATGGGTCAGGCTTTGACGATTGCGTAAGGTCGCTCCCGAAGCCGGGCTAAACGCGACCTGTCCGGCGCCTCCCTGCCACACCAAACAGTTCCAGCCCTTAGCTAAATTGTTCGGCAGCGTTGCGGTGATCGCCGCGGCATTGGTCAACGTCACTTGTTTGCCGCTGTCCGCAGCTGTGAAAGAATAAGTTGTCCCGGTCTGATCATCGAACGCCGCAGCGATCTGCGACGAGTTGATGGTCGTGCCCTGGATCGCCGTCGGCAATCCCGAAGTAGGAGTATAGGCGGTCAACGCCGCAGCAATGGCAGCAGTATCGAAT